AAATCATCTATCTCTAAAAGATCTATTATTATGTGTAATGGTATTGGAGTGATTGATTCTGATTATCGTGGAGAGTTGATGGCTAAATTTAAAGTAACTACAGATGCTATTCCTACAGTATATACTACAGATGAACCATTTGCTCAGTTAGTCATTGTTCCTTGTTCTATATTAGAACCTACTTTGGTAGAAGAATTGAGTGAAACAGAAAGAGGAGAAAAAGGATTCGGAGAAGCTACAGCAGAACAAAATAATGAAATTAAAGAAGTAAAAGAATAATTATGGAAAATTTAAATATTACAATTACTCCAGTAAGTGCATCAGGGGTTGGAAGTTTTATAGAAGTGGTTATCGGTGATAGTAGATATAAGACCGATATTGTCCAAGGAGAATTCACAGAGGATGTAATGAAGGAGTTAATGAATAAATTAATCACTAATCAGATTCCTGCTGAACAACAAGAAGCGGTAGAATTGAAATTCTATCAACTATTAGACGCTATTACTAATACTAAAGCAGAAGAAGAATATAGAGCTCAGCATCCTGAAGAATTCATGCCAGAGAATTTTGAACCTAGTGTTGAAGAAGTAATTGAGTAATTATGAAGAAAGTTTTAATAAGTAATGAATGTTATCCTATTGAATTAGATAACAATTTGAATCCAGCACCATTGAGGTCTAACAGCCTTCTTAGAAATGCATATTGTATAAAAGAAGAGAGCGAAGTATATATTAATGGTGAACATAAATATACAGCTAAACCTGGAGATATAATAATCAGTTTTTATGGTATTGAAGATAGATACAATAAAACAGAATATTTTTTAGTACCGGGAAAATTATTTGAAGATTACTTTGTAAGACTAGAAAAATATGAAGCTAGTAAGCAAAGCGAAATTAATAACGAAGGATTATGTTGTGATTGTTGCGAATCTATACGATGAAACTATTTGATATCAATGGTGGTAAAGTAGTAATACACCCTGATGCTTTAGGTCTCCCATTCTTTAAAAAGTTATGGGAGGCTGATAAGCCAGACAAAACACAAGCTACAAATGTAATAAGTTATATAGTACTTATGTGGTATTTTAAATCTCCATATGTGCTTCAGCTAGAACCAGATATCAGAGAAAAGAAGCTTAAGTAGTTATACTTTGGTGATGAGAATTATAATCTTACAGTAGAAGAAAAGTCTTGTGAAGATGATTATAAGAAGCTAATATATACTAGAAATCTAAGAATGCTAGATAGTATGAGAAACAAAGTAGATACTATTAGTAAGTATTATGAAGATTCTCTAGAAGAGCAATTAGATGAAAAGAAGATTAAAGATCTATTAGCTGGTATGGAAAAAGTAAAAGCTACTTTTCAAACGTTAGATTTCCTCGAAAAGGCAGTTAAAGCTGAAGAAGTTAGTACTACTAAAGTACGTGGAGATGCTCAGATTAATCCTTATGAATTAGCTTAATTTGTGCAAATTATACACAAATTTATAACAATAAATTAATGAGTACGTTATATGAATATAAATAAAGAAACTATGAAGAAAGTACTTGATTTAACAAAATGCAATAGCACTGAAGAAATTTGTGATGTGCTTGAAAAAGAAATTGATAACAAACAAAAAGCCGATAAAGCAGTTAAAGAAACTAGTGAATCTTTGATTGAAGAATATAATAAAGAAGCAGTAGCTGAACCTAAGAAGAAAGGTATTATCAAGCGTACTATTCATTGGCTAAAGAGTTTGTTTAAGAAATAATCTCGTTGAACTGATAGAGAGGTCTGACAGGGACAGACATTAAATATTCCCTGGCATATTGCCCTATGGTGTAGTGGTAGCACGAGAGGCTCTAACCCTCTAGGTCCGGGTTCGATTCGGTGGTAGGGCGACCAATTAAAGAATAAACTATGATTGACTTCTAGAAGAAAATATTAAATAGTGATAAGTTTAGAACTCCGGCTTTAACATTCTTAAAGACCGGAGCTTATTGTTAGTACCCAATTGGTACTACTGAATATTATACATACTGGGACGAATAGAAAGATCGTTGCATTAATGGTTATACCGCAGAGGATGGAGATTACATCACTGGGTATAACTATTTTTATATTAACTTTTGTCCTATTCAACGTATTGTGCATGAAATAAAAAATAAACCAGACGGTACTACAAAAGTAATAAAAAAACGTGAATTATAGTTCCCAGACTTCTACGATTACGATTACTTTTTTTTCTAGGCTATGTAGGAAGCTGAAGAGCAAGGTAAACATATGTGTGTACTTAAGTCACGTCGTAAAGGTTATTCATATAAAAATGGTTCGATGGCTTGTCGTAACTATTATCTATTGCCTGGTACTAAGACGTATATATACGCTTCTAACAAGTAGTATCTTACTGAAGATGGTATTCTTACTAAAGCTTGGGACTATATGGACTTTATAGATAAGAATACAGCTTGGGGTAAAAAACGATCTGTCAACAGTACTATGCGTAAACGAGCCGGATTTTGGACTAAGGATGAATTTGGTAAAGAAGTAGAAATGGGTTACAAGTCAGAGATTATTGGTGTTACTTTGAAAGATAATCCTGATATAGTACGTGGTAAAGCTGGTAAATTGATTATATTTGAAGAAGCGGGTTCGTGCCCAGAATTAGGTGCTGCGTGGTAGATTGCTAGACCATCTGTAGAACAAGACGACGTAGCTTTTGGTACAATGATAGCTTTTGGAACAGGCGGTGATGAAGGTAGCCATTTTGAAACATTGAAAGACATGTTTTATAATCCAGATGGATATAACTGCTTAGGATTTGATAATATATGGGATGAACATACTAGTAACAAAAAATGCGGTTTTTTTATTCCACAGTATACTAATAATGATATTAGAGATGAAAAAGGAAACCGTCTTTACATGGATAAAGATGGAAATACATTACACAAATTAGCTCTAGAATATACATTATCTGAACGTAGAAAAGTAATAGAAAATGCTACTAATACTAATACTATAGATAGATATGTAGCTGAAAGATGTATTACTCCACAAGAAGCGTGTCTAGAATTTGGTGGTAATATATTTCCTAAAAAAGAACTATAGTAGCAATTAGGACTTATTCGTACTAATACTTAGTTATAGAATCATAAACAAGTAGGTGATTTAATATTTGACGAATCTGGTAGTATCAAATGGATACCTAAGAAACATGGCGATGTTACTAAGTATCCACTTGGTAAAGACGATGATCCTACTGGCTCAATAGTTATATGGGAACATCCAGCTAAAGATGCAACAGCTGGATTATATATAATAGGTGTAGACCCTTATGATCATGATTAGTCTGGTACTAATTCATTAGGATCATCTATTGTATATAAGAGGTTTTAGAACTTTGAAGAGTATTATGATATTATAGTAGCTGAATATACTGGTAGACCTGCAACAGCTGAAGAGTACTATGAGAATCTACGTAAGTTAGCGTTATACTATAATGCACGTATAATGTATGAAAATGAACGCAAAGGTTTATTCCCTTACTTTACTGCTAAGCATTGTGATTACTTATTAGCTGATCAACCTGATATTATTAATGATATAGTTAGTAATTCTAAAGTACAAAGAAGAAAAGGTTGTCACATGAATAAGTAGATAAAGCAATGGGGTGAAGGTATGATAAAAGAATGGTTGAATGAAGAGTATGCACCAGGTAAGAAAAACCTAACTAGGATACTATCAGAGCCGCTATTAGAAGAGCTAATAAGCTATAACGATACAGGTAACTTTGACCGAGTGATGGCGTTGATGTAGGTTATGATATATAGAGAACAACTATATAATGTAGTTGTTAAAAAGAAAGAAAAAGAAAATAAATAGAAGATGCTCTTTGATGGACCAATTTTTGCGCAGAGTTGGTTCAATGACGATACTCCAAGAGTATTTTCAAACGACGATAATGTATATACATTTTAATTATGAAGAATACTAAAAGTTTCCCTGCACAGAAACTACCAATGTCAAAGAAGACACAAGCCTGGAAAGAAGCCTGCGTAGACTATGTAGTAGGCGCTGGAGATTCAGGATTTGGTGGTAATGGTAGATCTAGATCTGACGAGATGTAGACTTACTATGATTTATATAATAGCATATATAATGAAAAGGATCTTAAATATGTAACCAATCCATTTAAACAAGATGATGGATTTCCTGCTATGGCATAGGATTATAATATCATCAAACCATATGTAGATCAGTTACTTGGTGAAGAAACTAAGAGACCTTTTAATTTTCATCCACAACGCACAAGTGATATAGCTGCTAGTGAACTATAGGAAAAAGCCAAAGAAATGCTAATGGATTATATTCAGGCTACTATAGCTAGTAAGTTAAGTCCAGAACAAGCAGCCAGATATGAACAAGCATTAGCTACAGGAGAAATCTAGACTCCAGAAGCTATAGCTAAGTATCTATAGAAAGATTATAAAGATATAGCAGAAACTGAAGCTTATCACGCATTACAATTCCTAAAGAGGAAGTTGAATCTTACCCATGAATTCTATAAAGGTTGGAAAGATGCTTTAATAGGTGGAGAAGAAATATACTACATAGGTGTAATCAATGGAGATCCTTATGTAGAAAGAGTAAACCCTATGTATTTTGATTATGAGCATTCTTTAGACTTAGAATTCATAGATGATGCAGCATGGTGTCGTAGAAAGATACTGAAATATACGATAGATTCTATGATAAAATGTCTGAAAGACAATTGAATGAACTACTAGAACTTATTGATCAAAGACCTGGAGCAGGTAATAATCCAGAGATAAGAAAGACTAGTATAGATTATGAATCTATTAAGCTACATAAGATTAATAGTTTTACAGATAATCCATTTGATATAGACCATATAGTAGTATATCACTGCTGTTGGAAGTCTTTCAAAAAGATAGGATTTGTTACTTTACTAAACCCAGAAACTGGAGAAGCTGAAGAATTTCAAGTAGATGAAGATTACAAAGTAACAGGTACAGAACAATCTGTAGAATGGGATTGGATTATTGAAGTATGGGAAGGATATAGAATAGGTGATGATATGTATATAGGAATTCAACCTATTGAATATCAACATATATCTGCTGATAATCCTAATTCACAGAAATTGCCTTATACTGGAGTAGTATATAATAATACTAATAGTAAGCCTAGATCACTAGTAAGTATGATGAAACCATTACAGTATATGTATATTGTAGTATGGTATAGACTTGAATTAGCATTATCTAGAGATAAAGGTAAAGTAGCAGTAATGGATATTACTTAGATACCCAAATCTATGAATATTGATGTTAATAAGTGGATGCATTACTTAAGTGCACTAGGTGTAGCTTTTATTAATCCTTATGATGAAGGATGGGATATACCAGGACGTGAAGGAGGTAAGCCATCTCAATTCAACTAGTTATCTTCTTGGGACTTAACTATGAGTAATGTAATAGCTGAGTATATTCAATTGATGCAAAAGATTGAAGACATGGTAGCTAAGCTTACTGGTATTACTCCACAAAGACAAGGGTAGATTGCTGCTAGTGAATTAGTGGGTAATACTAATACTGCTGTTAGTATGTCTTATCATATTACTGAACCTTGGTTCTGGAATCACAATTAGGTAAAAAGAAGAGTATTAACTATGCTGTTGAACACTTCTAAAGCTGCTTGGAAAGATAGTAAGAAATACTTGAATTATATATTAGATGATGCTACTAGAGCATTTGTACAATTATCTGATAATTTCTTCTACGAAGATATGGATATATTTGTAGATGATAGTACTAAGAATCAACAGTATATAGATCAATTAAAGCAATTGCTACAACCTGCTATGCAGAACGGTGCCAGTCTGTTAGATATTGCTGAAATCATTACTTTAGATAACATGAGTATGATTAAGAATAGGCTTGAGGAAATTGAACAGAAAAGAATGGAACAGATGCAGCAACAGCAGCAAGCTGAACAACAAGCACAACAACAAATGGCAGAACAACAGAATCAGCTTAAAGAAGAAGAGCTTATGCTTAAGGAAGCAGAAATGGATCTTGAAAAATATAAAGTAGATCAAGACAATGCTACTAAAATTACTGTAGCACAACTTAATGCTTATCGTGGTGCTGAGAATATGGATCAAGATATGAATGGAATTCCTGATCCAATTGAAATAGGAAAACAGGCTCTAGAACAGTAGAAGATAAATTCTGATATTGCTACTAAACAATTAGAACTCAACAATAAGCGTAGAGAAATAGAGCAGAAGAGAGAAGCTGAAAATAAGAAGATACAGCTTGAAAAAGATAGAATGAAGCATGAAACTGAGTTGCAACGTATGTCTGATAAAGCTGCTATGGATAGAGAGAAATTAAAGGCAAAGACAGCTTTGCGAAATAAAGTGGTAGGCGAATCTAAATCTAAATAAACATGAATTGGTTTAAAGAAACATGGTGGTTAGTAAAGCAGCTATTTACTACTACTAAAAATAAAGACAAAGTATAGTATAAGCATATGGATCATTATCCATTTAGTGGTTACTCTGCAATGAGTTGGTGTGGGTATATTTTAACCAAAAAGAAAGAATCTGATATTAAAACTACTACTTGGAATCACGAAAATATACATTTATAGTAGGCTAAAGATAA